ATCGCCAACACCGCACGAGAATGCTCGAGCGTTGTTTCGTGTATGAACTGACAGAGAAGGCGCTTTCTACAGGTATTTTGTCCTGTAAAAGGCGTCGCACTGAGGGACTTCTGTCCCAATTAGAAACCGACCACTCTATTCGATCTGGCGTGCTTTCCGCAAAAAAGCGGAGTAGCATCGACCAGCCATCGATAGACTTATGGATCGGTCGTGACCTAACACACCATAGCAAAGTTTCCCTCCGTTGGAGGTACTTGTTTGTTCTGGTTAGTTTCGGTTGCTGTGCCTCAGGCACATAGCAGAGAGAGATACAGTCAGGATGACTGCTCTTCTCCGGTAACGGTCCGTATATACGGAACAGACCGCCTACAATTACGTCGTAGGTTTGCTTGTAGCCGCGCACGAAGCATGAGTTAGCATAAGCTACCCAGCTAGTGAGCGCGTCAGGGGATCGGTGTTCTGACCACAGGGTCTTGAAGCGAATCGGAGTAACATTTACGCCTTGGTAGGCGTCAGTGCCACACGATTCGCGAAAGTACCCTGCAGTACAACTCTTGTCCTTGTTGACCAATAGGCCAAAAGACTCAAGAGTTGCGATTGCATTCGCGGCGCAAGCCGTGGGGACAATCACATCATCACCATACACATAGACTCTCTCACGAGAGTCCGCATCCAATGCCGAGTCCAGTAGAACCCATATAGTTATGGCCAATATAGGGAAGCAAAGATTGCTACCCATTGGCGCGAACTTGTGGAGTTTTAATCTACTGTTATCGGGCAGTGTTGTACCGGCGGATCTACTAGCCATGAGACACCCTAGAAGGGGCTCTGGGAATAGTAGTCGAACCAGACCAAGAGTTACACGGTCGCTGGCATCTTTGAGATCCAGAGTTGCTAGCCGTCCAGTTATGGAGCCAATTAAGGCTGCCATCTGGTTTGGTTCTTGATCTGTGAAACGAACATGATCCCTAGTTAGGGGATGTTGCTCGATCCAATCACGAACAGCCGTACCAAGTCCTTGTTGAATCCACTGGAAAACCAGGGGTTCACAAGAGATAAGGCGCGGCCCGCGCGAGTCTTTAGGCACGAGTACAACTCGTGCATATTGCTCGCTATCATCCACAGGTAAGGACCTGTAGGTGTCACAGATATGCCCGAGCGACGCCGTAAAATAAGCGTCGAATGGATACACATCTGTGAGAGTACGAGGAACTGAAGTCCACTTATACTTGTCCCAAAGGCGCTCTTTAGTAGAGACAGCCCCAGGGCCATGTCGTGGGTGGATGTTCCAAGGATCAAAGCCAGAGAAGACTCTTGCGAGTTTTCGTCTAGCTTTGCGTATAACCTTAGAATAGTAATCGGGTTTGATAGCCCGATAATTATTCGGCTGGCCAATCACTAGATCAGCAATTGAGCTGAATAGTGCGTCGTAACTGGAGATATCAGATTCAGTCTTTACAAACTGATCTAATACTCGTTGTTCGTCGTCGGGACTAAACGGAAGTTCGTACTTATAAAAACAGTACGCAATTTCGCGAATAGCCGTGATGCTAGTCACACAGGGGTTTTGAAGGACCCTGCCGTCGTTTGCTATAACACGCTTGAAGAGACTCCCCATGAACATGGGTGTCTCACTACCAGCTAGGGTTTGGAATCCTAGTTTGGCAGCGTTCAACGTGGTGTCGCTAGACAAGACCCGATCAAAGGCCTTGCCGAGACGCGGTAAAGTTTTCGTGAGAAAACTTATACCTTCATGTTTGACTCTTGACCTGAGCTTTTGCAAGTCCAGGCGCATAAGTCGAACGGTGTAAACTTCACTATGTGACGTTTGAATGTCAGATAGTAAAGCAGCGATGAGTTCTAATAACTTATCTTGGCTCTTAACGGAATCCATAAGGTATTCCTCCAAGAGCATGTTCTACTACCTGATACCCTCTAACGAATAGACACAGGTACATGAGCGTCCATTAAGGCATCCACAGCACTACGACAACGCATCAAGTCAGATTTTCTGAACGTGATGAAGAGTCGAAAGATGTGTATGTCTGGTGTACGCAAGATCACTTTATCAATTTCAACATGGGCTTCAACACCCAAAGAAGAAAACGACTTAGTGAGATCAATGATAACTTGAGCTTCAACGTTAAGTTGAATCTGCAGGAGATCATTGCCCTTTTCCAAGACTTTGAAACCCGAAACACCAGACCCTCGCGGGCCGAGTATCTTAGGTTCAATTGTTTTAGATTCATGTATTTTATGTGGCTTTACGGAACTGTTTTTCATACGATGTGCGTTGTAGTTTGTTAACTCTTAGCAAACCGCATGGCGTAACAGTTACGTAGTAAACCCTAGGAAAGGGGGTCTAGAGTGACCCTTGAACTAGGGAGGCGGCACCGTTACCAGTGCAGTCATACAGTATGGTCGTTGAGGCCCCTAAAGAGGCCAGAAACGATACCATATTGGCAATGACTGCCTTAATTTCGGTGTCAGCAGACAGATCTCCAACAGGAGCATCTAGTGTTGCTGAAAACGTTACGACGCGAGGAGACAATGATACGCCGGTGACAGTTTTGTCAACGCGTATATTGGATCTGCGACGTAACGCGACGCCCGTACCGATCTCTGTATGTTGTACAGTGATTCGATGCGGTGCGTTCGGTGCTTCGCCAGACTTGGCGAAGACAACTTTCCGACCTTCAGTGCCGATGCGCAGGAATTCAATTTCTGCACCAGCGGCGTCTTTTACTTCGTTCGTAGTTAGGTTTGTAGGTAACATGCGGTACGATTGACAATAAGTCGTCAATCAAGACTGTGTGGCTTACGACCTACCTCGATAATTTGAGGGCTGTCGCTAAGCTAAACTCTTTCAAGCTTAGCCCGCTCGTAGCTATTGAGCGTGGAATGTCCGGTACGTCAGGAACCCGTAAATAAACGGATTCGACGTATCTCGAACAAAGTACAGGAGAGCTACTCAAAGGTCCGCTGGCAGACAAGTTGTTATACAAGTCGACCTGGCGAACACAAGAGAAGCTCCATAAGTACTGATGTATGACTGTTACGGGGTCCATAGCACCGGAGTCAACGTTATCTTTTAGCCACTGGGAAACCCCCAGTGTCCAATCGACGACGAAACTCCATGGTATTGCATTCCAAATGATGGACGGTCTATTACCGCCAGCACCAAGGGAATCTAGCAATGCCAATGCGGGAGCATTCTCCCGCTGATACGAGTCCAGTTTGTAACTGTACCATATCTGTGCACGGAAGACAGGAGCAGTCGGAAACGAAACTTGGCGACGTACGGTTCTAGTTCCAAACAACCCAGAAAGGGCTGTAGGGCTAGACGTATTATCGCTTGAATCGTAACCGTTTGTAGGAGTTCGCTTGTAATGGCGCACTCTCAACTGTCCCTCATGCGCAAGGAGATCATCAACCTCTTTGCGATATGAGTCGAAGCTGCTTTTGGCAGCCGAGATGTCACGTAACGTAGGAGCGACGTTAAACTGCTCTTGCAGGTAAACGTCACTAGTAGTTCGGCTTAGCTGAGACAGGATGCGCTTCAGAGACCAGCGAAGGGAAACTCCCTTTTGTGCTAATCTGGAGAAGCCTCGTATCGTTTGCAGGCGACGAATCGCCTCTCGAACGTTTCTCAGTGTGTGCGGTAGGGACTTAATGTCCTTTAACTCCAATATATCGTTGAGTAACGACAGTTTTGGACGAATCTTAGGAAGAGAGTCAGCAAGACTCCTTAACTTAAGATTCTCTATGTCGGATGGGGGTAATACAAATAGACCCCCAAACGCATCAGACGCACTAAGCGCGGGCAACCCTGAAAGAGGGTTATCCCACGTGCCGAACGCAGCCGTATCCAACCCAAACGTCGAAATAGACGTTTGCCATTCCCACCAAGCATTGGTAGTCAAAGGACCACCAGATGCCCACTTGAGAATGGAAGCGATTGGCAGTAC